TCTCAGATTTGTGTTGACTGTGATCTACCCTGCCATATTGGTTCGGGTAGATTTGTTAACAGATACCCAGTTTACAATGATGATGTAGAAGGGTGGAGGTGCGGAGATTGTGCCGCAGAAGTAGACGCATTATTGGAGGAACTTCAAAATGATTAAAAAAGTTCTAGTAACTCTCTTAGTTACAGTGGACACTGAAGATGACATGATTTCACCTGATGGCGATCCACTTACTCAAAATGTAGTGCTAAATCATATAGACAATGGTGTTTATATGTATCCCGTTCAGGAAATATGTACTTCTCATGTATCTGACTATGTAAAACACTCAAAAAGTGTAGAAAAAAGAATCGAGGACTTATACCATGACTAACGACCCATTTACAAAAGAAGAAAAACAATTAATTAAAGATGTATTTATCTATATGCTAGATAGCATAAATGATGACTGCTTTAATGATGAAGATAGAAAAAACTTTGATAGTGTTTATAGTAAGTTATCCTAGACTACTGCTAACTCCTTAAGGTTTTTGTAGTAACGATCCACTCTTTCTAAAAATAAACTTTTTGCTCCTGCTAGTTCAAGAGAACTCAGGAGCTTTATTTGTGGCTTACCACTTCTGCGAGCTACTACAACTGCCCCGTATTTCGGCTTGATTCCTGTGAGATGTTCGAGTCCGATACTGTACGCTCCAAGTTGATGGCAAAATTGTTCGATCATGTCATCTGACCTGACTTCTTTTGCTGTTTTCCAGTCCACTATGAAAGGCCCATCTCCATCAATATCTAGCAGGGCATCTGCTGTGCCAGCAAAACCGTATCCTGGCTTGTACACGGAGAACTCAACACTATGAATGGCCGTTACGCGATCCAGTATGAATGATCGTAAACCTCTTGCGTAGCCTGACGCACTCCAGCTAACACGCGGTGCGGATTCAACTGCTTTTTGGAGGCCCCATTGAGTGACTTTTTTCGGACAGCGTTCCAGTCCGTCCGATCCAGTCCGCCATAGGCCTCTTTTGTTTGAGTTTTGTCGGGCAAATTTTGCTGCAACTTTGAGAATAAACTCTGCATGACTGTGTGCGAGCTTACCTCTTTCGCAAGCAATATCACGCTCCACAGTAGAATCGGACCTTTTAAGCCAATTTTCAAGGGCATCTTTAGTATGTTGGGGTGCAGTTTCTTTTAAAATATGTGTAACTGAGTGATATACGTTGTTCTTTTCGTCACGGTAGACTCTGTACGGTCCACTATTATCTTGAATTAAAGTCCACTTTCGTAGAGAAGCTAGTGCGTTTTGTTTGTCTAGCGTACCCATAAGTGGTTGGTAAATACACGTTCCCATGATTAGTATATAGCAAAATAAAAGGGAGTCAATAGCGACTCCCTATGAATGGGGATTATTCTTCTTCTTTAAAGGGATTACCACCTTTAAGAAGTCTGGCGAGATCAAACTCTTTTTCTGATTCCCATGCTTCATCTACGGTTTTAGCCATAGCTTTTTTCAATGGGGCAGCTTGCACAGTGTATTTTGTATCTGTGCCTTGTCCTTCACGAGATAGATAGAAGTCACATTCAGTCATATCTTCGTAATCTTCTAACTGACTGATTACGTCAAATTGCTGAGTGATTGTTTTTTGAGTCCAAGAAAAAACTTGTACACGTTCCAAATCGTAGTTATATACGGGAACTGCATGAGCTATCTTGCAAGGCTCATTCATCTTGCCATCTCTGGAAAGTGATCTAACGTAGTCATCACCAAGTTTTTCTGTAATATCCTCTGCGGTAGGATCTTCAGCAAAACGGAATGGCTTGCGTCTTTCTGGATCGTTAACTTCGTTACCCCATAGTTCGTAGAACATGAAAGGCTCTTCAGCTAACAATTTGAAACGAACTTTTTGTCCGCTTTTGATACTTGATGGATTCAAGTAATCGTCTTTTGTGCTACTTGAAGATGCGGCATCTTCTCTAGCAACGGTTGAAATGAAAGGCATAATGCGTGTTGGCTATAAAAACCTGAGTTGCATTACTATTGTAGTACATAGACAAATCGTTGTCAATGATATATAATAAGAAAACCCTAAAGGGTGGAGTTCCTTCAGGGTTTCAACATATAGTCTACAGTAGGTATTGTAACACATGAGTAACAAAAATTTCATACCCGAAATACCATTGACATGGTTGACTTGTCCAATATATGCCGAGGGTGTATTACTACCAAAAAGAAATGAATCGAGTCCAGATAGATATTCTGACGGTAAAGTTCCCTTTGGTAGAGCGTGGAAAGAAGAACTTACAGTAAATGATTCTGCTCTGATGATTGAGAGAGAACCAGATAAGTTCAAAGCTATTGGTGTATTTACAGGTCAAAAATCAGATGGTCTTGTGATATTTGACGTAGATAGAAACTTAGGTGTTATTGAAAAGAAATGGGGTAAGGATCTCAAAAAAGCACCAAAAGTTACATCACTTAGAAAAAATGCTGCTAAGTTTCTTTTCAAAGTCCCGCAGGATCTTGTAACTGAAGTTGCTTCTATCTCACAAACTGCTGCTGGACAGGAAGGTTGGGAAGTTTTATGGGGAGGACAGGGTGTAATAGCTGGGGAGTATTACAAAAAAGGTGTAGGTAAAGGCGAATATAAATTAGAAGGTGATCTGTTTGACGTTCCAGTTGCTCCTGAGTGGTTGCTGTCTCGTATGAAAGATCAGTATAAGAAAAATAATCAGGATGTTGATATTAAGTATGTAGATAATAGATGGAGTAAACGTACCAAGGAAGAAAGAATTGCGATTGTTAGTGGTTGCTTGAGTGTTATCGGACACAAAGGACCTAACCAAGAACATTATTGGTGGGAAATAGGTGCGATGATAAACAACGAACTACCAGGGATTGAAGGTTTAGAACTCTGGAGAGAATGGTCTAAGAAAGATCCTGACTATGAACATTGTTGGGAGGATGGTGAAGATCCTTGTGCTGCTAGATGGTATGCGACTTGGAGAAATGATGGTGCTAGATACAACATGGCTCATCTTATTGATTTAGCAGATAGGGTTGATCCAGATAGAAAGAGATTTAAACAGGTTGGTTTAGACAAACTTATAGATGAAGTTATGGCTATACCGCTTAGATACAAAGAAGAAGTGTTAGATGGTGAGGATCTTATTCAGCGATACATGGATATTGATAATGATCCTAAAAATGAAAACCCTGCACTACACAACCAAGCGGTCCATAAATTGGCTATTGAGGCCAAGCGTGGTAATGCTGCTGAGATTGAGAGATTAGTTGATACTCACGAAATGTTCAATAGAACTAAGGGTCAGAAACCTTTAGCTATTGATGAGCTAGACGATACACCTTTTGAATATCTGATCCCAGGATTGCTACCTAAACCTTGGACTTTGTTGGTTCATGCAGATGGTGGTACAGGAAAAACCGCTATGTGCCAGACAATAGCCAAACATATTGGACACGGTAAAGCATTTAATGTTTACGGTGCTTTAGTCAACGTGCCATCTGGTAAGGTTCTTTGGTTAAACGGAGATCAGAACGAAAGAATATTGCGTAGGCAGATGAAACTTATTGGATGTGATAAAAATGTTCGGGTAGTTACTGAGTGGGATATGCAGTGGTATAGCAGATTTAAAAAGATGCAAAACAAATATGCGTATGATCTAGTAATCATTGATAGTTTAGATGGTTGTAATGACAGCAACCCATATGAAGAGAATAGAAGAGAGTATGCGTTACCTATAAAGAAACTTGTTAGGCGAAATGGACAAGACTTTCCTGCTTGTTCAATCGTTATCATTCATCACAACACCAAGGAAGGAAAGTTTAGAGGAACTACTGCAATTAAAAATGCGGTGGATGAAACTTGGAATATGAAAAAGCTATCAATGAATGATGCTGCTGAGATGGGTCTTACAGCAAACAGCAGATTAGTTACCGTTGAGAAGTCCAGAGAGGATCGTGAGGGGCTTCGGATGATATTTACCTTGCTACCTGACTACACATACTCTATAAGCCCTGCACCAGATCGTACAGAAGAGGTTGTAATAGACACTCCAAACAAACATACTCTGGATATATTGCGTCTGATGAGAACAGAAACTAAGCCTTGGTGTGTAAAAGATTTAGTTGAGCACGATACTGTAGGTGGATCTCATAGGAAACGTGCCATAGTGTATAGCCTTAATAAACTTGAAGATCAGAAATTGATTGAAGAAGTTGACGTACCAAAAACTAAAAGTAGAGGTGGTAGACCTTCTAAATTTTATAAAGCTGTTGGAAAAGAATTGCCAAGGTCTTTCAGTTCCTTCACGCGTGATATACCCCGAAATGATGTGTATAAACCTAATAATGTAGATACTGCAACGGATTTGAATAACAATGAAATTTGTAAAAACCCTGATTTTGTAAAAACCTCGGAAGATAACGGAGGTTTATACAAAGATGAGGTTAATACAAAACCGATTGTTGTTGAAAACTCTTCCACTGGAACGGATAAGGGTTTATACACCGATGGCTCTGGGTATATAGAAGAAAACCAAAAGTTCTGGGAGCAATAGTAATTGGAACAACCCATAATTTATGTCACTATCTATGAGGAAAAAAATCCTACAGAAGATAGTCCACTAGCTACTGTGCGTTACACAGAATATTCAAACAAGGAAAGAAGCAAAGTAATAAAAGTTAACCAAGTTGAATACTACGATCCAGAATATTTCCATAGTCAGGTTTTACAGGCTGTTAGCTATGGACTTGATGTATCTATTTGCACTCGGCTTAGTGTAAGTACTTTACAGAAAAAGTTAAGTTACTGGACAAACTAATCTATTGTGCTACAATAATGGAGCATATTTATAGGTTCTTCCATGACCTCAACTATTACAAAACAAGAATATTCTGTATATTACGGAATATCAGAACTAAAAAGATTGCAGACTGCTCATAGTCTTGCGTTTGACACAGAAACATTACAGCTACAGCCAGAAGAAGGTAAGCTCCGATTAATTCAGTTGGGGTCTTTTTCTTCTCGAACCATAGTAGTTATTGACTGCTTTGAGTTAGAGCGTAGCGATTGGAACTACATAGAAGAATTTTTTAGTAGTACCAATAGATATTGGCTGGCACACAATGCAGTATTTGATCTTGGTTGGTTACAGGAACATGGCATACATCCAGAAGGATTTGTGCGTTGCAGTATGTTAGCCAGCAGATTACTTACCAACGGTATTCCGCAGACTAAACATGGTCTTGATGCACTAGCTAAAAGACAACTAGATATGGATATATCTAAAGAACAGCAGAAGTCTGATTGGGGTGCTGAAACTTTATCCAAAGAACAGCTAATCTACGCTGCAAAAGATATTGAAGTACTACTTGAGTTAGATCAAGTGCTGGATAGAAAGCTAAGAAATGCACAGTTACATAGAGCTTATACATTGGAGTGTAGGGCACTTCCAGCTATGGCACAGATGTGGAGAGTTGGGCTACCTTGGAATAGAGAAGAATTAGAACAGTGTCGTATTGATTATGAAGATGACATTAAAGAACTTGGTAATGAATTTATTAGAGAGCTTGATAATGACTTACCATCTGGAAAAAAGTTACCTAGAAATGAGGATGGCTCATTCAACCTTCGTGCGAAAGACCAAGGCTCAGTCAGACTAGGCACTAAAAAGTATGCAGGATTTAACATTAAAAGTTCTAAGCAATTACTGGAAAAACTTGAATTAGTCTTAGGTTATACACCAGTGAACAATGAGGGTAAACCTAGTGTTGCAAAGGATGCTCTGAAGAATTGTGCTGCCGATTCTCCTACGATCCAAACACTTATGACTTGGAAACGTAGAGAAAAACGTAGGCAAATGATTGAAAGCATACAAGATAAAATGTCAAATGATGGATTTGTCAGGGCATCTTATATGCAACTTGGGGCAGATACAGGAAGAATGTCCAGTATCAAGCCTAACAATCAGCAAATACCAAGAGACTCAGAGTTTAGACAATGTGTGCAAGCTCCCCAGGGTTGGAAAATAGTTGATGCTGACTTTTCACAGATGGAGTTACGTCTTGCAGCCGCACTTGCCAAAGATAAAAACATGACTGCTGCATTTCAACGTGGAGAGGATTTGCATGACTATACGGCTGAACAGATGGGGTGTGATAGACAAATTGCAAAATCTGCTAATTTTGGTTTGCTGTATGGTGCTGGTGCTGAGGGTTTACGAAAGTACGCAGGAAGCAGCGGTGTCATTATGTCTAATGATGAAGCTGTAAAGATTCGTGACAACTGGCTCACTACATATAGTGGTATTCGAGATTGGCAGAGGGAGATGAACTATCTTTCACGATCCACTGAAGGAGATGAATGGCCTGAGACTAGAGTTCCAGTATCTAATATGCGTAGATTCTTGAAGGGCGATCTTAACAGAACTACTGTAAGATGCAATACACCTATCCAGGGTGCTGGTGCCGCAATATTAAAGTGTGCATTGGGTAACTTATGGGTCAAAGTCAAAGAAACAGGCGAAGATAAAGTAAGGATTGCAGCAGCCGTTCACGATGAGTTGATTCTTCTTGTTAAAGAAGATTTAGCAGATGAGTGGGCTGAGATTCTTAAAACTACAATGGAAAAAGCGGAGGCAAAATGGCTAGGCGATGTTCCTGCATTAGCTGAAGTATCTATTGGCGACAAGTGGAGCGAAGTTCATTGACAACACAAGATCGTATAAACGCAGCGTTGAAACGTATTCAAGAACTTGAAGTTCTAATCAAACATTGGTCAAAACATAAATGAATAGACTCCCACTTCATAAGTTGGGAGATTTCATAGAAAAAAGAGGTTTATCAGTCTTAGGGCATTGTTATAAATGCAATAAGATCAGTTACCGCACCCAACAAGAGGCCAAGAAAGAAGCGTCAGACATGAGAAAAAGGGGTAAAAACCATTCTTATGTCTATGCTTGCCCGAAAGGAAACGGATGGCATCTGACATCCATGAAACCAAGGAGTATCAAAACTCCAAAAACTAGGAAACCTTCTAAAAGTGTTTCTACTAAAAACAAAAGACGAGGAACAATTAGATGATTGGTATTTGCAAAAATGAACACGGATGGTATATCTCCAAGCATAATAAACAGCTTGGAGTAAAATACTACAAGACCCTAACGGAGGTAATGCCTGTTGCTTATGCAGAAGAATATTCGAGCAGATCTAATGAAGGATCTATACAAAGAGATTCCAAAAGCAACCACCAGAGATCTGGGTAGTATCATTGATTATCTCAAAAAAGCTAGAGAAATCCGTGAGGGAAAGAAGCAAAAACGCAGGGAAGCTAGAAAAAAGTATGTGGAAAAGCAACTTGAGAAAGCCGATTTGCCGATTTGGTGGTAGAGTAGTACAAGAACAACATTGTAAATGGCTCTCAAACACGGAAACAAAAGCTATTATCAGGTACTAATCGACCCAAACAGAGCAGAACTTATAGAAAAGGTAGCTGACAAAGAGGGTATGCGTGGTACTGCATGGGTTAGAAAGGTAGCGTATGAGGCTTTACAACGTGAATTTACTAGCTCAGAATATAAAATTGCTGAAGCCAAAGATGAGTTGATGTGGAGAGAATCTGTACAAAGACGAATTGACGGAAGAAAGCAGAAAGACTAAACACTGTGCCAATGACGGAAGAACAGTATCATCAAGCACTAGCCAATCTGTCTGACAGATACCTGTTTGAAAATATGACAAACAGAGAATATACAGAACAGAGAAACGCTATTGAAACTGCTTATTTAAAAACAATTTACAACAAATAAAAATGAAAAGAATAACATGGGTCGAGTGCCCAGGCTGTAAGATGTACAGCGATCAGAAGGTTGTCCGATCTGATAGAAACTCAAAATTTATAATCATTCGTAGAAGAGAGTGTTACGAATGTGGGCATAGATGGGAAACGATCCAGTATCCTGAGATTATAGTTTCCAAACAACAGGCAGCTTATGCTCGTTGCGAGTGATTCTTTTGGTGCTGTCTTATCTGTCTTATAAGTTTTGCTTTTTCTATAAACAAACGAAACCTATATAACAATCTATTTTTTATCGGAGGTGTTTGAAGCACAGCTAATTTTGCTTCAAGCTCTAACATACGCATCATTGCGTTAGACAGCACAACTTCAGTTCTTGCATGATTTTTCATCATGTCTATGCAGAGAGCCTTTAACTTATCAATATCATTACAGCCCATTATTTCTCGGCATCTTACCTCAACCGCTAACTGTGTTTCTACAGGTAAGGGAGTTGAGATAAATCTTATGAACCCGTCACTCTTCATGTCATTGAAGATTTGTGGTGGACCCTGGGAACATCCTGGACTCTATAAAAGCGACTGCTTGATCGTCTATTGAGTTATCTGTTTGCTTGGCTATTGCCTTCAACAAATCCAGTATTAATCTCTTCATTGCTTTTGATTTTATAAATACAAGAAGAATAGGTTTTAAAACTTTTACCATTTGTATGTAGTGTCTACTTCTACTTTACCGCTATTTGCCAAACTTGGCCTCAATCCTTATATTTATAGTATATCACTAAGATTATGGCAACTCAAGACCCAAAAACCGACCCAGAAATAGAAGAGAAAGAGGAGAAAGAAGGTCCCTCTCTTCTGTCAAATATTACGCAAATGATTATACTTTTTTGGAGTTTGGGGGTCATTTCTTACGCATATTTCGGAAATTCAATTAGGCAAATTGATACCACATTTGCTGCTGGATTATTGTCGGCAGTGATGTCTAATATGGGATTACAGGTGAAAAACAACGCAAATGGCAAAAAGAGGCCATTTAATGTAGTATCTAATAAAGACAACAATGTTGGTATCAGTAAAAAATGAAGAAGTTACTCCCTTTACTACTGTTATTATCAGCACCAGCTTATGCTGATATAACTTCAAAATTTACATCGAGCGTCAGTGTAAAAGTTGACGCTGCTATGACACA